TGTGGTCACCAGTGGTGGTGTGACTACCTGCAATCAGTGTTTGGAACGTACCGGTAGTGAAGTTAGAATTAATACCGGTAACGGTTGCTCCACTGACTTGATCAGTAAAGACTCCACTGACACCAGTGACGCTGGTAGCAAGGATTGTGGTTCCGGTAACGGTTGTACCGGTAACTGTCGTAAAGCCTGCCGTGTCACCAGTGATGACAGTACCGCTGATGGTTCCAGTGGTGGTCAGGTTGTTTTGAACAACAACACCACTGAAGGTGGCGAGGCCAGTACTGGTAACAGTATTTAAAGAGGTATGACCACTAACGGTAAGGTTGCCGGTGATCGTGATGTCACCAGCAATGATCTCACCTGTAATATTTACGTAATATTGATCTAAATAATTTCTAAACTCCGTAAAGGTAATCTTCTTATTACGAAGCGTCGGGTCCACCTCAAAGACGTGGACAAGCGTCAGCAGATCCTGCTCGTTAATATCAATCCCGCTAATCGCAGGGAATTCGCTGATTCTGCGATTTGCCACCTACATTTACGCCATATCCTTACCTTTAATTATAAAACTGTTTGTCTAGCGAACCTTAATTTCAATTCGAGGCAAAACATTGGTTGCAATATGCCATGCACCTTGAATTCCTGTTACAATTCCACAAGAAATTGCTAACACAACCAGGATTTCTGCAACGGTTAAGTTGCGACGGACATACACAACTTGAGGTTGCTCTCTAGGTGCAGCCGCTTGCTGTGCAATTGTTTGTTGCAGTGCAAGTTCTCTGGCACGCGCCTTCATTGCTTCCAGTTGTTCAGGCGTAATCTGTGCCATTGCAGGAGATTGACTGGGGGGAACCTGCTCTTCCATTGTTGCAAAGACCTTTTCCCACACGTTAGCATCTAACCAAAAGAATTGTCGTTATGGCCTACGGAATTCGAAAGGGTTTAGAAGATATTGCATCAGAACTCCGTGGAATTAAGAACGTACTTTCTTCCATGTGGCATAGCCGTTACGAAAGTGGTGAAACGGATGTCCTCAACCCTGAAGCGTATGCCGACGAATACATCTCAACGGAAGAATGCGCCAGGAGACTGAGCGTTTCCGATCAGACGCTACGGAACTGGATGGCAATTGGCCGCAAAACACCTGAGAAAGGTTGGGTGGAAGGCATTCATTACGTCAATGCTTCTCCAAATCCCAGCAAGAAGGCTGTTATTCGGATTCCCTGGAACAATCTGGTGCGCTCCTTTGCCAGAAACCCTGATCTCACTTTGGCTGACTACCGCAAACCCAAATCAAACATGTATGAAACGAAGTCTTTTGATGCGTTGTAAACATGGCCCATCGCTTCAAAGGATTCGAGATTGAAGATGTAACACTCGAGAATTATCGAGAGTTGCTTCCGGTGTCAATTTCTTGGCAGCTGGAAATGTTCATTCCTCCAGAGGGATCCTTTGATGATGGGTGCCTGCAACGGTACCTGAAAAACTTAAAAGATTACGAAGAAGAGGACGCAAACTCTGGAATGACGCTAGCTAACAGGCTCAGGCTTGCCTTCCAGGATATGCAGGCAGATACCATATGCGGCAAATTTCCACAAGCGGAATTACCCCTAAAAAGGCGGTTGCGTTGCGTTGCCGAGTACCTGATACGTTCCGGTGAGCTGGATAAAGTCCGGGATGCAGATGGAAAACTGGCTAAACGACGTGGAGTTTTGGGGAAAATGGTCGTTTTATATCAGCCAACCGATAAACTAATTGAATCGTTAGCGCGGCAAGGACTTTTAAAACCATGAATCGTCGTGAAAAACTCATCGCTTCTGTCATCGGTCCTGAGCTGGACGAAACCAAAGCAAAGATGTTGGACGCAACGGTGCGTTTGATCCTTGGCGACATGGGTAAGCACTATTGCCAGATGTGGGAGCACGAAGGTCCCGGCGTGATGGTGTTCCAGCCTGAAAACATGTCCCGCTCTATGTTCTTCTTGACTCTCAAGGAGATCAACGCAGCTCAAGAGGAGTGCGAACGGGACAACGACGGTGACATGGCAGAGACTTTACGCCGTATTCTCCAAGCTGCACAGAAGATTGACCCCCAGGAGAAGGCTGGGTATCTGATTAATGACAAGCAGGGCATGCGCTACTGCGAAGTGGACTACAACAAAGTGACTGACAGCTGATGGGCCTCCCGAATATTCGTGCTCACGTCGAAGATCGGGAGTTAATCACCAATTATGACCTTGTGGCATCCGCTCACGGACTGTTGCAAGGCATTGATTTGGATGTTGCTAGCTCCAAGGTTGCCAATGAGTATGTTGAAGCCAAGGAATATTACACTCCATCGGATGATGGCTTGAATTGCCAGCAGTGGTACGGAAGTGTTTACCTGTTTCCGCCCAGTGGTGCGTACTTCTGGGATAAAAAGAACGACCGTTGGAAGATGACACGCTCATCATCTCCAACTTTGGTGTCTTCTCATGCTGTCTGGTTCCGAAAATTGTACAGAAGCTGGATGGCACGAGAGGTAAAGGAGGGTCTTTTCTTTTCTAACTGCCCGGACATGATCCGATACGAACAGAAGATCTTTGATTTCCCGATTTGCGTCTTAAAAACTGCTCCTATTTTGCTGAAACACACCAGCACAGGCATTGACAAACACAAGACCTGTACTTCGCTTTTAGTTTATTTGCCACCAATGGATTCCTCTGCAGTAGCAGTCGAAAGATTCCTGGATATCTACTCAGAAAAAGGACGTATTCTTTGCTGAATTCCCTATACTGATAAGCGATTGATCAAGGTTATGAGCGTCTTAGCCGACTGGGAAATTAAGAAACTGGCAGAAGAAGATCAGATGATTGAACCGTTCGTTGACCATCTGGTCAGCACGGAAAATGATCGCAAACTTCTCAGCTACGGCCTTAGTTCCTACGGTTATGACATTCGTTTGTCACCTAAGCAATGCCTGATTTTTGGCAAAGTGCAGGCTGGTGACTGTGATCCAAAGAATTTTGATCCTGACATCCTGAAGCCAACTGATCTTCTGGAGGATGAACGGGGTCAATACTTCTTGTTGCCTCCGTACGGTTATTGTCTTGGCGTTGCACAAGAACGTCTAAAGCTCCCACGGGACGTTACTGTCGTTGCTGTGGGTAAATCGACGTATGCACGCTCCGGCATTTTGGTCAACATCACGCCAGCTGAGAGCGGGTGGGAAGGGTACTTGACCCTGGAAATTAGTAACTGCACTGGTCTCTTCAATCGCATCTACGCAAATGAAGGGATAACTCAACTCCTCTTCTATCGTGGTGCTCCTTGCATTACCAGCTATCAGGATCGGAAAGGCAAGTATCAGGATCAACCGGCTGAAGTTGTCTTCTCGCAAGTTTAACTAAAGCCGTAAAAGGTTCCAGACCTGGGAAGAGGTTTATCCGCGTAATTAGTGCTTCCTACTCTCCCAATGGTATCTCCCATGCTGGGAAGTTCAGTACCGTCGATTGTTGCTGGATTACGCGGAGTTCTTCCACGAATTGTCGGTTCATCGATACCAGCACGCTGTCTGTAGGCACCAGCTGATTTTGCTGCTCGCATAAATTTGGCAACACGTCCTTGCCGGTCGTTTACCGATTCAGTAGCAGAGCGATCTTCTTCTGCAACGCGACGTAAGTCGGTGTCGTAAGCCTGCTCCGGATTTAGATCCGTAAGCTCAGCACCTGATGTACCAGGTAAGCGCCGAGGATCTTCTTCAGGACTAAACAAATTTGCCATAGTATTATTGTAAAAGGAATAAATCAAGCCTTAAATATCATGTACCACGGTGCTGCTGGCTTTTTAGATAGCTTCGTGCAAGACGAAGTGAAGTGCCGTTGCCTTAATTTTGAAGAAGATTTTGGTCAACCTCTTGCCAATGAAGAAAACGATGTTCCGCTGTATGATCAATACAATCGTGGTTTAGCAGCATGCGAGCAGGGTCTCGAGCGGACGAATCTGGGTCTGGAAGGGAATCAGGAAAGGCCGGGTCTAACGGGTTACATTCCGTCAATGGAACAAGGAATGGGAATGGGAGCATCGCCCAAGCCGAAGACTCTGGTAATGGAACTGGAGGAACCGGACGAGGAAATGATGGAAGAGTCACGCAAGAGGCGTGGTTTGCGCCGGTAGAAGACGACGTGATTAGTGATTGCCCAGGAGGAGTTTGTCCTGTTCCCTGGGCAACAAAAGAAGAACCTCCTGTGATCCAGGAGGATTTAGTTAATCATCCGTCGCATTACACCGATGGCGGTATTGAATGCATTGAAGCAATCGAAGCCCAGCTAACCGTCGAAGAATACCGTGGATACTTGAAGGGTAATATCGCCAAGTATGTGTGGCGTGAGAAGCATAAAGGCGGGACAGAATCACTGAAGAAGGCACAGTGGTATCTCGGTCGTCTTATTGAATTGGAAGGTTAGAAAGGAAGAACTTCATCTTCGTCTTCTTCGTCGTCGCCTGACATCACACAGGCGGCGGCGAGTTCTGCCAACTCCAGGTCGGTGGGGATGTCAAAGTCAATATCAACTTCCTCTTCTGCCATCAGAGTTTTGACGGCGTACCACTCCATTAAACGCTGGTGGTAAAGGTTGAGAAGTGCGGCGTACAGCTCTTCCCACGTCATCTCTTGCGCTGCAAGTTCTGCTTTGCGCATCGAGAACTGCAATTCCAATGGAAGTTGGAATTCCCGTGGTTCGACTGATCGATCCATGACACTTCCTGGTCTTTGTTCTTTTTATTCTAAGACCAAGTATTAAAGATAGAGTCCAACTCCTCCTGGCTGAAGTCATCCCAAGGATTGTCCACCACACAAAAATCGTTGGCAAACTTGGAAAGGATGTAAGGACTGATGTTGGCTTCCAGTTCTCGAATTGCCCTTACTTCGTGGGGAGCAGCTGCATAATTACGGAACGCGGCAAGCAAGATCTCAGTGGAGGCCCAGGGATTGGCGTCGACTTCGTAGAGGAATAAGTTGACTTCTTCTCGTCTCCGATCCAGGAGGCCACCGATCACCTTGTGGTCTGCATCGAAGATCCAACTGGAGATCTCCTTGGTTACTGAGCAGAAATCTTCAATTTCAATGAGGTCCACGATGGAGCTGTATAGGAAAGGCTCCCAGCCAATCGAGTGGATAAACGAGATCAAAGCCTGACGCATGTGGCTATCAAGCCCAAGGTTCAGCTTGGCGAGCTGGGTATCAATAATCTGAACTTCGTGAAAAAGATATTCGAGTGCTCTTTGCTTGCTACAACGCTGTCCCTGTTTTACAGGAGTTCCATCAGGATAAAACTGAGTTCCGTAACCAATGGTGTAGGGTTCTCCACCTGAGTCTGGGTCTGGGTATGCTTTTTCGCTATAGCCTTCGTACTTACGAATTAAGTTAACGGCATGCGAAAAATCAGACATGGGGGTAACTATTATTACCCCCAATCATACACAATTATTTACCCTGACCTCGAGTCTTTTTTCTTCCGTGATTTGGTTTTGAGTGCTTTCCCTGTCCCTGCTTCGTTTTTTTCGGAGGACCTGATTGAAAAGTAGTGGAACCTTTGCGCATGGTTTAAGTGCGTAACTTTGTCAATCTATCAAGAAACAGCGCGTCTGGTACGCCTGTTGTTGCATTGTTCTTTATGTGTGGCCCACCTCACATTCCCTGGTTCATAATTGCCCCATGGATCAATACGGTCCAGGCTCTTTCCTTCTGGCCTTGGGCCAACTTCACTGTAAAACTGCTCAAAGGATTCAAATTTAAAATCAA